TCCGTTGATGACATACGTTCCGGGTAATACCTCAACAACTCCTTTCTTCTTATCTTCAACAGGAACAGGTTCTGCGGCAAACGCGCCAACGTTAACGGGTTCAACAGGATCGGGATTGGTAGTATTGGCAAGTCAGCCAACATTCTCTGCTACACAGGGTAATGCACCATTTACTGTTAACAGCACAACGCTGGTAGCCAATTTAAATTCAGCGTCTGCGGCAAAAGTAAACAATGCATTGGTTCAGGGAGCAGGAATTACTTTTAGCGCAGGAACAACTTACGATGGTTCTCAGCAGGTCACTATAAGTGCTAGTGGTGTTACTTCTGTTTCTGGAACATCAAATCAAATTAATGCAAGCGCCAGCACGGGTGCTGTGCAATTAAGCATTTCATCAAATTATTCTGCCCCTTCAGTAGTTAACGCATTAACAGCTGGATCAGGTTTAGCTTTTAATTCTGGAACAACATATAACGGTTCAGCGGCTTTGACACTGAGCGTTACATCCGCTCCTTCAGTAACGAATTCATTAACAGCAGGAACTGGATTATCGTTTAGTTCAGGAACAACATTTAATGGATCAGCAGCAGTAACATTAAACTCCACTGGATCAACGCTAAATTCACAATCAGGAGCTTATGTATTATTAGCATCTGATGCTGGAAAAACTATTTCAATTTCTGCCGGAGGCATAACAGTAAATAATTCGGTATTTTCGGCAGGAAATTTAGTCACCATTTACAACAATTCTGCGGGATCACAAGTAATCACCCAAGGCTCAGGCTTGACGCTGCAATGGGCCGGTCAGTCTACATCGACTACAGGAAACAGAACATTGGGCTTATATGGTATTTGTACAATACTGTTTATTAGTTCATCTTCTGCGGTTATATCTGGAGCTGGGCTAACATAAAATGTCCATATTACAAATTTTATTTGCAATCAATACAAACGTTAATAACATAGTTCAAGCGTTTAATGGATCAATAAGTTGGGTAGCGCCTACTGGAGTTACTTCAATTAATTATTTAATTGTTGGCGGAGGCGGAGCTGGCGGATATAACATAGGTGGCGGTGGTGGCGGTGGTGGCGGGGTTCTTGTAGGGACTCAAGCAGTTACCGCTGGCTCATCTTATTCTGTTGTTATTGGTGCTGGCGGAGCACCTAATCAAACTAGCCCACAAAGAGGCGGGTCATCTTCTTTTGGTGGTGGTTCGACTGGAAATGGAGGCGGAGGTGGCGCTCAAGGACCACAAGCAGCAGCAGCCGGAGCATCAGGCGGAGGTGGGTCTGGACAAAATTCAACATTAAGCTCAGGGGCTTCTGGAAATTCTCCTGCTACCACTCCAGTTCAAGGATACAACGGAGGCGATAGCAACGTTAATAATCCATATCCTTCTGGTGGTGGAGGTGGAGCAGGACAAGCAGGGGGGAGCGGAGGCTCTGTGCAAAGCTCCACAAGCGGTAATGGAGGAAATGGTGCGGTTTCTACGATTACTGGAACTTCAACCTATTACGGTGGGGGTGGAGGCGGAGGCGGAAACTCAAACGGTGCAGTTGGAGGCAGTGGTGGTTTAGGTGGGGGTGGAGGCGGAGTTTCTTCTTCAAGAGCACCTATTAGCGGATTACAGAATACAGGAGGCGGAGGCGGAGGGTGTTATGACGGTGTATATCCGGGGTCAACGGGAGGTTCTGGAGTAGTCATAATTTCTTATGCAACTACATCAAAACCAACAAGACTTGTTTTTACAGGTACTGGAAGTTTTACGGGACCAGCAAATACTCCTAATGCATCTTATCTTCTTATTGCTGGAGGGGCTTCTGGTGGCATAGGTTCTGGCGGCGGAGGTGGAGGCGGTGCAGGTCAATTCTTAACAGGAACTACTGGAGCAATTGTTGCGGGAGCAAAATATACTGTAGTTGTTGGGGCGGGAGGACAAGGCGGAAGCCAAAATGTTGATGTTTATAGCAAAGGACATGACTCAGTTCTTTATGGCTTAGATTCTCAAGGATTCAATATTACAGCTTTTGGAGGTGCAGCTGGAGGTACAGCAGGTGTGCAAAGCGGTCAAGATGGATACCCTCCCGGCGGTTCAGGTGGGGGTGGGTCTGGATCTACTAATACGACAGGTGGAAATGGATTTGGGGTAGCAGGTAATAGCAATAATGGTGGTTCAGGAGGTGGTTCTTTTCCTTATTGTGGTGGTGGTGGCGGTGGAGGAGCTGGAAGCGCCGGGGGAAATTTTAATAGTGGAACAAGCACTCCCGGAAGCGGAGGGGCTGGTTATGCTTCAACTCTTTCAGGGTCTTCTGTAACGTATGCGGGAGGCGGAGGTGGCGCGTTTTATAATGGCTCTACAACTGGATTATTAAATAATGGTGGATCTGGAGGTGGAGGTAGTGGGGTAGCAGGGCTGGGTACTGGATCTGACGGTCAAGCTGGAACTGGAAGCGGTGGCGGAGGATCTTCAGGAACATCAGTGTCTACTGGATTTATAAGCAATGGTGGTGGTGGCATTGCAATTTTAGTGTTCAATTAAGGTAAAAGAATGAAACCTGAAAAAGGGAAGCTATACAAATTATATGGGATTAACGTGGCAGTAGAAATGTTACGTCCGGGTGCATTGTGGGAATTTGATGGTCAAAAGTTTACTAGATGGGACGATGCGCGTCCTTGTCCTACACCACAAGATGTTTTTGATGTAATGGAAAAAATTAAGAATTTTGAAGATTCCATAGACACAATTTATACAGCAGAACAGTTAGCTAAATTTAATGAAGATGAACAAAACTTTTTGAAAGCTACCGAAAAAGTAGAGGTTTAAAATGGCGCACTTTGCAGAACTAGATAGTAATAATGTTGTTATACGAGTTGTTGTTGTTAACACAGAAGATACTTGTGATGCGCACGGAAATGAAAAAGAATATATAGGTGCAGCTTTTTTAGAAAATTTGCTAGGAGGAACTTGGAAAAAAACAAGTTATAACTCGGCTGGTGGTGTCCATAAATTAGGTGGAGAGCCATTCAGGGCAAACTATGCGGGTATAGGGTCTATTTACGATCCTATTAATGATGTGTTTTACTCACAGCAGCCATATCCTAGTTGGACTATTTCTGCACCTGATTGGATATGGAAATCACCTGTTCCTATGCCGCAAGATAATAGCCCATATGCTTGGAATGAAACAAATAAAGCATGGGATAAAGTTGGATAGACGTGTTTAAACTTGATCATGAAACAATATTGATATGGCTTCTTGTATACGTTGTAGGTATATCAGGAACGGTTGGGGCAGTATGTAACTTTGATGTGATCCCGTGTGAGCAGACGGGTGACACAACACAATGGACGCTTCAACTCATAGCTGTAGTGGTATCACTACTGGCTGGACGGAAAAATGAATAATGGACATCATAGACCTTGTATCCAAGATATGGCCCATAGCAGTTGGGTTTGTCACATTAGTCATTGTGTTGGCAAAAATGGATGCGCGGATAACTACGCTAGAAGATAAAGTTAAAAGTATTTTTGAGCTTTGGAATCATCACATTGATAAAGGAAAAGATTAATGGCTGATTGGATTGATACCCTAGAAAAGTTAGCGCCCACTGTTGCCTCAGCGCTTGGTAGCCCTGTTGCGGGAATGGCGGTTGGTGCGTTGGAGTCTGCACTTGGTGTGTCTGGAGATGATGTACAAAAGACGATTGAGACGGGGAAGTTAACAGGCGACCAAGTTGCTGCTATCCAGCAAGCCGAACTTGCGCTTAAGGCCAAGGCTGAAGAGTTGGGGCTGGACTTCACCAAGCTAGGGAATGAGGATCGTGCGTCAGCTAGAGAGATGCAGAAAGCCGTTAAGTCATGGGTTCCTTCTTTTCTCGCAATATCGGTTACTCTGGGATTCTTCGGAATACTGGTAGGGTTGATGTTAGGAAAGATAGATCAAGCCGCAGAAGTCGATATCATGCTGGGTTCTTTGGGTACGGCATGGACTGGAATCGTGGCTTTCTATTTTGGATCAAGCGCTGGATCACAAGCTAAAGACGCGGCTATCCATGCAAAGATGAGCGAGGGTAAATGATGACTCAACTCTCCCCCCATTTTTCCCTAGAGGAACTGACCTTCACGGATCATCGTGAGTTTGATAACACACCGAATGCTGAAGAACTTGCGAACTTACAACGCTTGGCTGAGTTCTTGGAGAAGGTAAAAGTGTTGTTGGGTGGGAAGCCGATCATGATTAACTCTGCGTTTCGTTGTAAGCAGGTGAATGATGCGGTGGGAAGCAAGGATACAAGTCAGCACAGAGTTGGATGTGCAGCAGATATTCGTGTGCCGGGAATGACCCCTGATCAAGTGGTTCAAGCTATAATCAACTCAGGATTACCTTTCGACCAAGTGATCCGTGAATTTGATCGCTGGACCCACGTTTCTATACCTAACCGTGAGGGTGAACAGCCCCGTGGTCAGGCGCTTGTTATAGATAAGGCAGGAACGCGGGCATACAAACTAGCTTAGGTGTGCCATGCCCCAGAAAAAGATAACGTTTAAACCGGGAGTTAATCAAGAAAACACTCGTTACGTTAATGAGGGCGGATGGTACGACTGCGACAAAGTAAGGTTTCGTACTGGTTCGCCAGAGAAAATAGGCGGATGGCAACCTACTAGCGCAAACACGTTTCTTGGAATTTGTCGTTCACTATGGAATTGGGTAACACTTTCTGGCTCTAATCTTATTGGGGTAGGAACAAACCTTTTTTTCTATATATACCAAGGTGGCGGATATTCAGATATCACCCCACTAAAGTTTACAACCAACGGTCAAATCAGCGTTGCAGCTAATTCATTTACTACAGCAAGTGGATCGCCAAGCGTTACGGTTGCTATGCCGGGGCTTGGAACAACGTACTTCTTGTTTACAAATGACGTTATAAATATCTATAACGTAACAACGGCCGTAAATGGAATTCCAGCAGCTAGTTTCAATGCACAGTTTACGATTACCGCCACCAATTATATTGGAACCCCAACAGTAACGATTGTTCTTCCTTCAGCAGCCACAAGTTCTGGAACATCTGGTTCGGCATGTTCTATCCAATACTTTGCCTATTGGTTCAGCATAACAAGCATTCAAACATTTGCAAACTCCAACACTATTATAGTGACTTGCAGTTCAACTCAAGAACGAATAAATGACACGGTTTTTTTGAAACAACCAAATGGTTCTTTCATAACGGTAGGCGGAATAACGCTTACAAATCAATATCAAGTATTTGCACTTGGTCAGGGAACGTTCTCAATTTATTCATCTGTTGCTGCCACATCTAATCAAACGTTAACTTCAACATTGTATGCACAGTTTGATATTAGTTCATCACCAGCTTATGTTGTTTCTGTAGTAGGTTGGAATGCTGGATACTGGGGTAACAATACTTGGGGTAATTCATTAGATGCGAATACAACATCAATTGGATTATGGTCGCAAGCAAACTTTGGTGAAAATTTAATATTTGGACCACGCGGTGGAGGCATGTATATATGGAAAGCCTCTGGAGGAATTGGGGTAATAGGTCAAAATCTAAGTACACAATATGGTGCTTCTGACGTACCAACTATTCAAAATAACATTGTTGTTTCAGATGCTTCAAGATTTGTTTTGGCTTTGGGATGCAATGATTATGGGTCAACAATTTTAAGCCCAATGTTAATTAGATGGTCTGATCAACAAAGCTCAATTA